GAAGACAGCTTTCGCTGCAACCCATGACCCGAGTTGTCATGGTAACTGTATATTTATATATATTACAAAACTAGAAATTTGATAAACCAGTAGCTAGAAATACTGGTGCTCAATTACATCTTAGAGCTTATGGAATTTTTCGGCTCTTTCTGCCATCAAAAATCATTTTAAGTTCCCAAAACCAGAATTGCTGAACATACCATATTAGTCACGGTGGCCCAAGTGCCTGCCGGGGTTAGAACGAAACTCATTGTCGTTGCCGTGGCTGTTAGATTTACGGTTGTGCTTGCTGAGGCTCCTGCACCAAATGATGCTGTTCCCGAGTTTTCAGTACATCCAACATATGTTCCAGCTGAAATGGCACCGCTCACAGAAGTGGCCGATCCCGAATACGTCACCACATAGTTATCCCCAATTGTGACACCCGCCACAGTTATAGTGTTCATCAGATTGGTCACGATCAATGGTCCGGAAGAAGTGGTGGCTGAACCAAATAAATTAGTCGTTGATATCCCAGTTCCCAACACACTTTGCACATACCCAAAACCCCCCGATGGTTCCGTTTGTGATGAAATGAATGAATTCGGTATACACAAATCTACATCATAATTCACCCACAATTCACCTATTTGACTGGCATTGGCATCCGTGGTGATCCCACTAGTTCCGACAAAGATGTTGCAGACATCATAAGTTTTTATGTCTAGATTGGAAGCCAAAGCACTAGCTCTTATGTATCTCATTGGTCCCAAAGCTCCCATACCTTTTGGATTAATCCTACATACCCCATTTTCCCAGAAAACATCCCTCCAAGCATCCATATATTGTTCCATTTGTTGTAATGACGTTGGTTGTGCATCGGCAGAATTATAATCAGGAGCTATACAGATTGATCCTCCAACATTGGATCCAACAGACGTTATGTATTCAACGTTTAACTTGTTGAATTTATAGGTTTCAAAGTTCTGGGCAATCTTGCTCAACCATGGAAAAGTAGCTGCAAGTCCTGGGTTCGTCGAGAATTGGGTTAAAGCGAAAGCTGTGGTACCATTCTGTACTCCTAGCGGTTCCCTATGTACAACACGTATAGATCCATCTGGCGATCTAATGAACTTGGCATTTTTTGTTCTGAGCTGAGTTCCTAATGCCGCAGGTGCTCTGGAGTAGTTTATGGCTCGGTTTCCCCTTGGCCTGATTTGTTTCTTAATTTTCCTCTTGGGCAAATTAACATTATTGCGATTAGCATTTCTCCTATTGGAAATTTTGCTTCTCTTAGAATTCATAGTTCTATTATTTCGTTGCATTTCTGCACCCTGTGATTCCTCTATATTTTCGGCGGGTGTTTCATAAAACACCTTAAATAGATCAACTCCACCTGGTCTGAGTTTCTTACCGAATACTTTAATTTTGGTCCACAGTCTATGAACTAAAGATTTCGAGGAATTGTTTTTCATGTAATCATCACCCCACAAGTCCCGATCCACCTTATCATGTATTTTTGTCAAAAATTTGTTCAATATAGGAGTGTAGAAGAAACTTCCTGATTCCAAATCACGGTTTGTTTCAATGACAGAGTCATCGTTCGAGCACACATTTTTCAAGCTTCCATCTGCATTGAAAATTCTTTCGTCATAATCAACCACATCAAAATCTAACTCATCTGATTCATCGAAATTTAAATTAACAGAATTATCCACATCAGGTACCGAAACAGATTTGTTGGAGTCATATTTTATGTTCATGCAGTCAGTGTACCATTCATATTTCTCTGGGGTAGACATCATCTCTAGATGATTTAGAAACATTGAGGGTTCATCTTCATAGATGTCAAATTTCTTATTGTATGGGAAATGTTTTACGGTATAGGCAATTTCATCTACATCAGTAACTTCACAATCTTCGGTATAGGCGTCATAGAACTTTGAAAATTTTTCTGGCATGTAACTTGTGAGAATAGGAAAATCGATCTCATCATAGTCGTCTTTATCATCAAAGTATTTTTCTATGGCGATCTGGTGATCAATAGTCACACCATATAACTTGAACATCAGATTTCTAGTTGCATCACCCACTTCTTTGTGGAATTTGCTCTTGTTCTTATTATAATAATCCTGATTCATTGCGAAAATTTGCTGCATGTATACGGATCCCATAGATTCTAGGATTGGGCCACCAAAGTTCTCAGAAACACGTGTCATCCACCTGGCAATGGAATATATGATTGGACAACCAGGATAACTATAGAGCAAACTCAAGGCCTTACTCCTAAATAATTGCTTCATGACTCCATCACCCGCAGAAACGTATTTTCTATTCGTCCAAAAAAGTCCAGCTAATAAATTGAATGGATTGCGTACAACAATGCTCTCATTCATGTCATAGACCATACCACAAAAACTGGCCTCACTTAATTCATCAAAGACATCTATCTTGATGTTAAAACCCAACTCAGCAAAATCTTCAGATGTTGGAATGTAACTTTCTAGTCGTGTGCAGCCATCATCACCCTCATCTACTTGCCTAACTTCACGCCAATCGATTCCGTTCTCGCTCAATATGAATAACATCATAATCATATTGGACCAACCATTTGCCAAACTAGTCGTCATCTCACCACTCATTCTTCTAGCTTCCAAATATAGGGTCAAATCTTTGAAATCCACCACATTAATTCCCCCAATTACATCTCTCATGAGCTGAGCAATTTCCGGTCCGTCTTCCAATTCAGAAAGCAAGTACTCGTACAATGGGAATTCTAACGCATCCATTTGTTCCACACCAAATAGAGATTCAAATGAAATATAATCCGTGGAAGCATACTTACATCCAGCCTTGTAAAGATAATCAAACATGTATTGTGGTCTTTCTGCAACAGGTATATGTTTGATGAAGTATGGTAGAGCATACACCGCAGTTTCCATTAATTTGACATAAGGTCCAAATATGCACTTAATTTCATCCATCCTAGAATATATGCCTCTGGGTAACTTTGGATCATCATAGTCTTCGTCCTTTACGAAGCCATGTACACGTCTATATCCCAACCTATGTTTGTTATCTATTTCCATGTATTTCTTGTACAGATCAATTTTTCTAACACCCGAATAATTTGTGTTTTCGGCCCAGGCCTTGAAAGAGACATCCTCAATTCGTTGAATGGGTTTCAACAATTCCCTCATAACCATCATGTTGAATTCTTTCAGCCTTTTCAGTTTTTCAGGGTTAAAAGGTGGCGGTTTGCACATGATACGTTTCCTTAAACCACATATTAGAGTTTTCATGTCTGATGGATCAGCGACAAATTTCTTAAACGGAAACTTGGTTAACAATTGAGTTGAAAGGACAGGTCTCATATTTGGTTCAACTTTCACTTTCGATTTTATTTTTATGTAGGATTTGTCCTTTAGTTCCGGCAGTTTAGGGCACTTCGCAATCTCCACTTCTCCAACCCTATATCCACGACAAACCCTCCTTCTCCTCTTGTATGGGATATTTTTTCTATGTTTTCCAATTAATACAGAGTCAAATGTTACTGTGTTAGCAATCATATTGTCTTCAGTTAATATTCTGTCTTTGTCGTAATTTATTCCCTGGATTGTTCTAGCTGCTTTTTCAATCCTGTCTCTAGCCATGTTATGGGACATCATTGTACTCGTGACTATAGGAGCCACACTCTGAGCTGCGATCTCCAAAGAAACAGTTTTCAAACCCAAATTTTTCTTGGTCTTATAACCATATTTTCCGCACAAGGAGTTCAATTTAATGAACATTCTACCCGCCATGTTCCTTGGTTTTAATTCTGTAGTTACTTCAAATTTAGCCAAACGTGCATTTTTCAATTTCAATTCACCACGATCATTTATTGCACGACAATCCATCTTTGGACTCTTGATGTGACTAGAAAAACGCCATTCCTGTACCTCCTTAAGGTACCCATTAAGATTCATCTTCTGGGTAAGCATCTCTTTTAAACCCTTCAACATTTTTGTTGGTAAATTCTTCGAATCAACAGAAGCTGCTAGATAAGAGCAAACAGCTATCACAACAGAAGGACCAAAATTTAAACCCACAGCAGCAGCCAAAGTCGTCAGTACAGTTGCAGAAGCCAAGCCTTCGAAAGAGGGGACACTAAAGTTTTGGATTTCAGGCAATTTTCCCATTATGTGTATCATTTCATCTCTGACATGGTTCAGCGCGTCCAACTCCTCATCATCATATTTTCCTTTGATGACCTTCGATCTGTTTTGAATCAACTTGTCGAATTCTTCCACTAATTCCTCATCCAACGGTGCATTCCTCATTATCAAGATCTCATCAACAGTTTTCCCTTTATATAAACCTCTATCTATGGTGTGATTTAGAGGTAATTCATCGACAGACATCATGTTGGCCAAGATCTGTTTGGTGGTCATACTCTTGTTGAGATATCCGTTTGCTGCATCAAAAATTTGTGCTCGAACATCCTTAGGTTCGAAATGGTCTTTGCTCTTGTCGTTTGGATTCCAACAATTCTTTTCTCTTCTGAATTTATTCTCTTCACCGGCCTCGTCTAGAACAATTTTTATGGCATCTAGTGGATCTATTTCTGGATCTTTCATGAAAGCTTTATCATTATTTAACAGATCACTAACAGTGCTATCATCCTCAAAAGGAGAATCAAATTCGGAAGGTTCACTGTTCTCTTTGTAAGACATCTTGGTATGCAAATCTTTTCTGAAACAGAACTGTTCTTCATGACCCACATTGAGACAGAAATTGCATGAAACGTTTTTGTTATAAAAGGCTATAGTGGGATTTACTAGTGCTGGTAGTTTTTTCTGGTTACAGCTATAATCTATATTGGGCTCAGGCATTGAATCAATGTCTTCCATCTTCTCCAAATCATGTTCCAAATCATTATCGAGAGCATACAACATTCCATTTAATGAGAAGATCAGGTACCTTTCCCTGTACCATTGTGAGTTGAGAGTCCCCCTACTTAATTGCTCACTTTTCCACAAATTATTCGCCTGTTCCACGTACATCCATACCGAATTATTTTCACCACCAGGTCTTTTCTTTTTCCTACCAAATGGTATACCATCAGGGAACTCTATTTCGCATATCAGCGAATTCTTTAGGGTATGAGTTCTCAGGAAAATTATTTCATCTTGATCTAAGGTTTGTTTCATCAAGTGTGGGAAGAATGAGGAGCCATTGAGCCACTTTTCCAAATACCACAAAGGTATTTTATTTTTCTTCAAAGATGATAGGAAGTCAATGAGAGTACAGTCTCTAACATTTTCATATATGTCCACCAAACGCATGTACAGTTTCCAGGTTTTGAAAGAATTCATCTTGTCATGCTGATAAAAATTTCTCAAACATCTCCCTCCGCAAGTTAGGCAATCATTTGCCCCATCGTGTGGAAAATCATCACACAAATCGTCGAAAGAGTAAGCTCCTAAACTTCTAGATTCTCTAGAGTTCTTGCAATCATCCCAATGGGGACTAGAAATGGCATTATGGTATGAGAAATTCCCACTACCATTCGAAATGTAACCTCCCGCAGGTAGGCCACTGAATTGTTTGTTATTAACAATTTGTTCGTTGTGAACGTTTGTGGAGCGGCGTACCGCATCATCCAAAATCAAATCGTTCAAATTGCTACCCGCGGCCAGCGCAAAGCTTAATCCGCAGATAGGGGCCAAATAGTCTGACCTCTGAGGAAGATCTGACACTGCTATACAGTCTGTCGATTCCCCGAGTTGCCCTCCATTGACACCACAGTGGCTGTCATTGGATAGGGCTCCCCCGTAGCAAGCGGACCCCGTAACACTATTCTTCGCATTGTCCTCACCTCCTAAGAAGTTGGTGTCAAAGATGTTACTCTCAAACCCGTTTGCTGCAATACTAAAACAATTACTTGCCATAGTAAGCCGAAA